GCCTTCGCCTTGCCCCAGAGCTCCGCGCGCAGGTTCATGTACTGGCCCTTGAAGGCCGGCGACTCGCCGACGTTGATCCCGCGCGCCGGCAGCTTCAGCTCCCGCAGCCGGTCCACCACGCCCGCGCCAAGGCCGATGCTGTCCACTAGAATCTCGACCGGGCGGTCCCGGTGGTCGGTGCTCTCCCACTCGTGCATCACCGCGCCCGTCAGCGCCATCAGGTCGAGGCCCTTCCAGGTCTTCACCGGCGCCACGACCACGTTCGCCTGGCGCTTACAGAGCGCCGAGGAGTCCGCGCCGAAGCGCGCCACGTCCAGCCCCCAGAGCACCGGCGCGCCCGGGTTCTGCACCACGTCACGGTCCACCGCCGACTGGGCGAGCTCAAGCCCGATCAGGGTGTCGTCGTCCGCCACCGGGAACTCGCCCAGCACGCGCACCCGGTAGGCGTTGCTGCCCTCCCCGTACCGGCTCGACATCTCGGCGACGTAATCCTCCGACACCCGGGGCGAATCGAGGCAGCTCACGTGCAGGTTCTTCCACTCGCCAGACAGGCGGTGGAAGGTGTCGTAGAAGTACCCCTGCGTCCGGGTGGGGTTGCCCAAGAGCAGCGTCGTGGCGTTGTGGCCGGACATCGAGCCGCCCGCAGACTCGAACACGGCCTCGCTCACGCCCGGGGCCTCGTCCACCACCAGCAGCACATACTCGGCGTGGATGCCCTGCAGGGCGTCCGGCTGCTCCGCGCGGCTGGTGCGCGCCGAGATGAAGGCCTCCTCCGGGCTCGCCTTCAGCTCGATGCGGTCGGACTTGATCTCAAGCAGCTCGGCCACCGCCGGCGGCAGGAGCTTGGCCCAGCGACGACACTCGCCGAAGAGGGCGTCGAAGAGCTGCGAGGCCGTGGGGGCCGTGACGACCACTTTCACCGGCACGCGGGTGAGCATGAACCAGAGCATGGCCCACGAGGCCACGGTGGACTTGCCGGTGCCGTGGCCGGAGCGGACGCTGATCTTGCGCTCACCGGCCGCCAGAAGCTCTAGGAGGCGACGCTGCCACGGGTCGGGGGTTACGCCTAGGACCTCCTCCACGAAGGCCACAGGGGCGGCGTGGTAGCGCTTGACGAAGGCGAAGTACGGGTTCTCAGAATTTTTCATACGGTCCGTGTGGGGTTACGCAAACGCCGACCCCCCGCCGGGGGCCACCCGCCGGGGGGGGTGTTGCGGGGGCGCAACAAGTGGCGCCGACGCAACAAGTGGCGGCGGCGCAACAGATGCGGGAACCCGTTGCGAATCAAGCACTTACGCGCGCCCCGTCGTCGAAGGGGGGAGTCTGTCCGCAGGGCGGTCACAATCGCCCCGATTTAACATAATGGGTGTTATACGCACTACGCGCCGCAACCCCTTGCGAATCAAGCACTTGCGCCGTGCGTGCGCTTGCGCATCTGCGCCCGAGCGCGTGCTGATCGCCAGGCCGTGAGTTATCCACAGGTTATCCACAGGTTATCCACAGAGTTATCCACAGGCCGGTCTTAAGAATCGCGCGCAGGCAGACCGTCGGACGACCCGTCCGACGTCAGCTTTTCGGGTTCCTGCACGCTCACCGTCCGCATCAGGTCGCGCACCGCCGCAAGGTGCAGCGCAGTCGTGTCGGTGATGCGCACGTCGCTCTGGATCTTGTTCCCCCAGCGCCTCGGGTCCATCCGCTCGGCCAGCCATTGCCTCGCCCCCATCGCAACCTTGGCGGCGTTCGGGTCCATCTGCTCCTGCTCGACCTTCTCGGCCAGAGCCTCGATTCGCTCGGCGTTCAGCAGGGCGCGCGCGTTGCGGACGATCTCGTAACGCTCCATCAAGGCCGGGTCGGACTGCATCTTTCCCCAGAGGATGGCGAACGGAACCTCGCTGCCGCTGATGAAAGACCGAAGTGAGTGCCCATCTGCAAGGTGAATCCAGAGCTGCTCCCAGAAGTCCGGCGAGCTGATGATCTGGTGCGCCTTCTCGCGGCGCTCTCGCTTTCGTGGTGTCCCTGCCATTAGTCGCTCACATGCACATAGGTGCTAACGTCTTCGTAGTCCATGTCATACCCGTCCACCGGCACCACGTCGAAGTTCGACCAGCGCCGCTTCATGGGTTCCGCTCGCTCCTGTCTGCCAGTTCGAGGCGCAGGCCGATGCTTGACCTCCTCAGCATAGATCCGTCGCCATAGCTTCTCAGCCGTCGTGAACCGATGGCCGCAGGTCAGGCACTCCCGCCTTCTCCTCGCCTCGGTCGGGAACTGGTAGACCTTCACGACCTCGCTAGGCTTGGAGCACTTCGGGCACTTCATCGTTCGGGCAGCTGCGGCTTGACCAGGTTCAGCCAATCGTCGAGGCGCTGGATGACCAAGAACTCGCGCTTGTCGCCTCGGCACACGACCGCCGGGATCTCGTAGGGCGCACACGCAGCGGTGGCCTGGTCGACCCACTCGTAGACCGCGATGGACTTCCTGCGCTTGACCTCGAGCACCCACCGAGCGAGCCGGATATCAGCCCCGCCGTCTCTGGCCTGGCCCAAGATTCGATTGGTCTGCCACCCCGTCGAGTCGGTGATGATCTTGCATACCTCTCGCTCGGTCTCGGCGCCTCGTTGTCTCTGTCGCTTGCCCATCACCACCTCGCGGTCAGTCGCCCCAAGTCTACCGCATGACAGAGGCCGGCAATCAAGGGGCGCAAGTTCCGCAACATGGCGCGCGCGCGTTTCGCATCGCTCGATGTTCTTGGCGTAGTAGGCCCGATGGTAGGCCGCTCTCGTAGCGCCCGGGTCCCAATCGTCCGGCTCCCTCGCGTCATCGACCGCGGCGCCGACGATGAGCCTCACCTGGTTGGCCTCGATTCTCTGTCGCGCCATCTCGCTGATCTGCTCAACCGTGCGCGCCTTCTTCCGGTTCCCCTCTCGATGGTGCCGGTGAGGAAGCCCGCCGGTGTTCTCGGCCAGGCAGACCGGGCAGAGCTTAGGGGCGCTTCTGTTCATCGGCCACCTTCCAGAGCAGGTTGATGGACGGCTCCTTGCCGCCCCGATCGTTCTCGGCGAGCTCGACGGCCTCGGCGAAGGAGGGAGCCACGCCAATCCATCGCGGGATGACCTTGCCGTTCGCCCCCATGCGCCAGACGACGTACTCGACCTTGCCGCCGATCCGCTGCCCCCGGATACAGAACCGGCCGTCGGTCGAAACCTTGTCCCAGAACACGTCGTCCATCCACTCGAGCGGCCCGGTATGGTTGAGGTCAATCTTCTGCTGGGTCACGCCGGCCACCTCGGGTCGGTGCCGACCTCGCCCTTGGCGTCCTGGTAGTGGACGACCTTGGCGCCGAAGTGAGCCTGCAGGGTCTTGGCGACCTGGAACCCTTCCTGTCCCAGTCCCTCGACCATCCGCCGGGCTAGTGGCGTATCTGCGCTATGTTGCGACAAAGCAACACGGCGCAACGGACTTGTCTTGTACCTCATGCTTCCTCCGTGTCTGAACCAATGTCCGGGTCTGTCCGGATGTCCGGGTGCTAAGCACACCCGGACATATCCGAACAATTTGACCGTTCGGAAATGTCCGGATTGGACAAATCCGGACAAATCCGAACATCACTCATTTGCGAGCCTCGAACCGCCCACCGTGCCCGTCATAAAGGGCGACATGACCAGCTTTTCGACCGCCTCGTGGACAGAAGAGCGGGGTAGCCCGCACTCCTTGCCGATCTGGCGGAGCTCCTGCATGGTCCAGACAAGGGGCGTCTCAGACCGCTTCTGACGCTCCCGGAGGGCGAATAGGAGGGTGCGCTGCGACTTGCCTTGCGGCGCCTGGGCGCTGATGGGGCGCTCCCCCTGCGCCACACTCTGTCGCATGACGAGGCTGGTCAGCCGCTCGCCGTACCGGTCGGCCGCGCCCAGGTCGATGACCTCGGCCTCGTACGCGAGGTTCGGGAGTTCGCCGGTGTCCTTGAAGCGCTGACGGGTGACCTCGACGTGGGTGTTCGGCTGGGCGGCGCGCTTGACGATGAACTCGCTGTCCGGGTTCGCCATGAGTGCGGAGGCGCCGCGCGGGCGGTCGGCGTCGCCGTGCCCGGAGTGCGCCACGATCAGGACGGAGGCGTCGTATCGCTCGCGGATGAACCGAGACACGGCGGCGAGGTAGGCGGCGACCTCCTGGTTGCTGTTCTCGTCCATGCCGGCGGAGAACTTGGACAGGGTGTCGATGACGACCAGCGTCGGCCGGATGCCGGCCTTGTCCATGGCCTCGACCAGGAGTGCCATCTCCTCGTCGCGGTTGAGGTTGAGGGGGCGCTCGAGGGCGAGGATGGGCAGGCTGCGCAGGTCTTGGCCGCCGCCGAAGGTCTGCATCCACGCCTTGACGCGCCGCCCGAGGCCGCCGCCCTCGCCGGAGAGGAGCGCCACCGGGTTACCGGCGACGGCGATCCGCATGGCCCAATCCAAGGCTATGAAGCTCTTGAAGCTCGCGCGCGGACCCGCCAGAACCGCCACGACCTTGGCCTCGATGACGTGGTGGAGGAGCCATTCCGGCTCGCGGTTCTCCTCCACGATGTCGGCGACGTGGCGCAGCTCGACGCGCAGCCCGGGCGTGGCACCGCTGACGCCGCCCGTCAGCATCGTCGCGTCGGGCTCGTGGCTGCGGGTCATGCCATGCGCCTCCGGCGCGTCCTGCCACGCCTCGGGTGGCGGCATGTCTGGCAGGTCTGCCGGCGGCTCAGGTGCGCTGATGCGCACGTCCGGGACGGTGCCGCCGAACTTGCGCACGGCGCTGGCGGCCATCGGCTCGATGCGCGTGCGCAGGTCGATGCCGTCGCCGTTGAGGCTGGTGCCGTTGGCGAGCAGGTCGTCGAGCGCGGCCACGATGTCGTCGTAGGGCATCCCGCGCGCGGCCCAGCGGGACGAGAGCTTGAGCATGGCCTCGTAGCGGCCCTCGCCGCGGTTGAATGCTTCGAGGAGCTGCTGGTTGCTGCGGGTATCGCGCCCGGTCTTGGGGTCGGTGCCTTGTGCCTGGTGGAAGAGCGGTTCGAGGTCCACGGCCTGATCGACGCAGCGGCCGTGCGTCTCGAGGAACTTGTACCGTGCGCCGCGCACCTGCCCGAAGTAGAACGACTGCGAGAGCGTGAAGGATTCGCGGGAGGCGATGCCGCCCAGGGCGCGGTTGGCGCGCGCGACGAAGGTGGCGCGCTGTGCCGGCAGGGCGGCCTCGGAGAGCGGCAGGATGGCGCGCCAGCGTGGTGCGCCCTCGGTGTAGGACGCCGAGGTGTAGATGACGGCGGTGAGCCCGGCGGCCTGTAGACGCGCCTGCCCTTCCTCCGGGGTGACCACCTCGCCGTCGTAGTCCACCTCGACGCCGTGGACGCGCACGACGTTCCCGGCGTGGCGGAGATACCCCTTGTCCGAGAGGTTGTCGCCGTACTCGCAGAGCGAGAGCAGCGGGCAGGCCGCCTTCGACATGTAGGCGGGCGGGTTGGCGAGGGTGCGGACGAGCTCGACCCAAGGCGCGTCGGCGTGCTCGGTCTTGGCCTTCGGCCACACGTCCGGGAAGACGGTGTAGGTGATGAGCGGGCCGGGGTCGCCGGCGCGGGTGATGGTCTTGGTGGTCAAGCTCGCGCTCCTTTCCTGCTGTTGCACGACCGGCACAGTAACTGGTATGTGGCCCGGCTGGCGTGAAACTCCAGCCATTCCGTGAATTGCTCGTGCTCCAGGCACGCCCCGGCGCCCTGCACTTCCCGCGTGCGCAGCGGACCACGCTCCTCGAGGAATGCTGCCGCGATGTTGATGAACGGCGGTTCCTTGTGATCGACGGTCAAGTCGTCAGCGCCGCCGCACGCCGCGCAGGCTGTCGCGCCAATGAGATCGCGCGCGGTGCGCAGCTCCTCCGCGATGGCAGTGCGCAAGGTCTTAATGTCCCTGTTCCGGCGCCGCGCCAGTTCGCCAGCTTCGGGGTCACGAGCATAGAACAGGGTCAGGGCGTTGCGCCACGACCATTGAGATGGCTCCGACTCTCCCGGCCTTGCGGCGTGTAGGTGCCTGGTGTCGCTCGGGAAGGCGACATTCCTGCGCCGAAATACCGCGGCCAGTTCCGAGCCGGTCAGGCGGCAAAGCTCCTCCCGATCTGCGTCCGACCATCGGGCATCGTAGGGCTGACGGTCTATCAGTTCCCTGATGGCCGCTGTGGCTGCCGCCTTCGATGGCCGGGTCATGGGTAGAGATCCGGCCGCAGCTTCTGCCTGGAGACGCCGCTCGCGGCCTCAAGCGCTATCGCCTTGAGGGCTGGGACTTTCCCGCGCCTCGTCCAATCATGCACTGCCTGCTGAGTGACGCCGAGCGCCTTGGCGGTCGCCGTCTGTCCGCCGAGGATGTCCACGGCGTGGAGCAGGGCTATGGTCTCTGGTCTGGGCTTTTTCATGGCCGACAAGCCTAGTTTGTCAGCCCTTCGCCGTCAACCGAAAAATATTTACAAAGGGGGCTTGTATCCTGTCCCGGCCTGTGCCAGTATCCTTTCCACGGGCGGCGATGTTGCCGACCGGAAGCGATAGAAGGAGACGCATCATGGTTTATATCAAGCATGGCCGCAGCGTTAAGCAAGCGGAATCGGTTGAAGCGGTTGCTGTGTGGTGGGACGACTACCGCGACGCGCTCGTGATGAACGGCGGCGGCGGTTCGCGTGCCCTTGGTAACGGCGTCACGGTCTACGCCGACCGCGCTTGCACAATCGAGGTCGGCAGGGTGTCCTACAACGGGCGCATTTGGCCGGTGCAGGTGGCCGCATGAGCGCCTTCGACATCTTCTACGTCACCGTCGTGACCATCGGCATGGCGGCGTTCTTCCTCGCCATCGGCGTCTGGATCTTCACCCGCCCGCCGCCGTGGAAGCACCGCAGCGACCGCCGCGAGCGGCTGCCAAACCCCAACTGCCGCGCGCGCGTCGTGCAGCCGCACAAGTATTCGCGGTGGTGGGTATGAGCGCCCCGGTCGATAACTTCTACAAGAGCCTTGAGCGCACGATGGGCCTGCGCGTGGACGCCGCGAGCGTCACCGCCCCGACCCGCGCGTGCCTCGTCGGCGTCAGCGTCGGCGAGTTGGCGCAGGCGCTGCGGTTCTCTGGGCTGTCCATTTTTACCGGCCACGACGGCGTGGTCGAAATCCGAAGAGTCGATTCAACAACCCAAGAAGGAGAGAAGCGATGAGTCTGTTTGTTAGCGCCGCCTCTGGCGGCAACTTCGAGCCCCGCAAGCCCATCGAGGCGGGAGCCTATGCGGCGATCTGCGACATGGTGGTGGACGTCGGCGTCCAGCCGTCCCCGGGCGGCCAGTTCGCGCCGAAGCGCACCGTCGTGCTGCGGTTCCAGATCCCGGAGATCCGGGTCGAGATCACGAAGGACGGCGAGACGAAGAGCCTGCCGGCGGTCATCAGCCGCACGGTGGGTCTGAGCCTCAACGAGAAGTCCACGCTCTACGCGCTTTTGACGTCGTGGCGCGGGAAGGCGTTCACGCCGGAGGAGCTCAAGAAGTTCGACCTGGGCAAGATTGCCGGGAAGCCGGCCTTCATCAACGTGACGCACTCGGTGAAGGGCGACCGGACGTATGCCAACCTCACGTCCATCATGCCGCTGCCGAAGGCGATCCCGGCGCCGGCGCTCGAGGGAGAGGCGCTGGTGTACTCGACCGACGCGCCGGACGGGGTGATCTTCGACAAGCTCCCGACTTGGATGCAGGACAAGATCGCCGCGCGCATCGTGGACGCGCCGAAGGCGGCCCCGAAGCCTGCCGCGGCGCCTGCCGTGCCGGCGTCGGACTTCGCCGACGACGACCTGAGCTTCTGACCATGCCCACCCCGAGACAGGGTTACAAGGCAGCCGACGGGAAGAAGATCCCGTCGGTCACCACGGTCCTCAAGATCAAGGACCCGGGCGCGCTCATCAACTGGGCGTACAAGCAGGGCCGCGAGCACGGGCTGCTGGAGGGGCAGGGCAAGGACGCGCCGGGCGGTCTGTACGAAGGGAACGACATCCTCGCAATCGGCACCTGCGTCCATAGCATGTGCGAGGCCTGGGTGAAGGGCGGGAACCCGACGGAGGTGCTGGAGCAGAGCATCGCCGCCGAGACTGTCACCGACCCGGTGTCGTTCCGCGCGCGCGCCTCGTCGGCGTACTCGGCCTTCGAGTTCTGGTGCAAGGGCACGCAGCTCGAGATCATCGACTGCGAGGTCAAGGTCATCAGCGAGGCGCACCGGTACGGTGGCACCCTGGACTTCATCGGCAGGCTCGACGGCAAGCTCGTGCTCGGGGACTTCAAGACCTCGAACTCGGTCTGGCCGGAGATGCTGTGCCAGTTGGCGGCCTACGCCAAGGCGTACGAGGAGACGACCGGCAACCGGATCGACGGCGGGTACCACCTGCTGCGGTTCAGCAAGGAGAACGGTGACTTCGGCCACCACTACTACCCGAGCCTGGACGACGACGCCTGGCCGGCGTTCCTGCACCTGCGGGCGCTGCACGACTTGAACGAGAGGCTGAAGAAGCGCGCGGCGTAATCATCCACCCTTGAGTCTGGCAAACCCCTACTCGGAGCCCGGCCCCGTCCAGACAGCCGGTACCTTATGACGCTACACACACACGCCGGCCCGCTGCCCGCGCATCAGTATGTCTGGATCGACGCGGATGCCATCGGCAAGCACGAGCCGCTGCGCGCGGTCTGGTTCGGGTTGACCTCGTGGCCCGGCCGCGCGTTCGGCTGCCATGTGCTGCTCGAGTGCGGTGCGGTGTACCGCAACGTGCCGCTGCATCAGCTCGCCGCGGTCAAGGACGCCCCGCCCTGGGAGCCGTGGCAGGCCGCGACCTGGGACGCCTACGGCTGGCAGTTCACGACCCTAGAATATCCGTACCTCTCCTCCATGAATGCGAGGGTGCGGCTGCAGGACGGCGCCGAGCACGCCGGCATGTACCTCTTCACGTTGGCGCCGGTCGGCGATGCGTTCAGCGCCTCGCCGGCGCAGAGCAAGGAGTTCTACTTCCTGCAGCTCGAGAACGGCCGGTACACGGCGCAGCCCACCAACCAAGTGCTGATAGACGATCGCAGCTGGGTGGACGAGCTCAAGTGGCCGACGTTCCTTAAGCGCCAGCGCGACTGGCACAGCGCGGAGGACCGGGAATGACCATCGAGCTCGACGACTGGGACAAGGATTGGCTCGCGCGCGCGCACTCGGAATCAGAGTACCGGGCGAAGTGCAAGGAACTGATGGAGCGGTGCGCCGAGTACGGTGCCGAGCTCGAGCAGCTGCGCGGGCAGCGTGCCGGCTGCGCGTACCCGAACTGCCTCGACGGCGGCGGGCGGTGTCACACGATGTTTAAGGGCGAGTGCTCTGGACCGAAAGAGGTGAAGCCGTGAGCGACATCACCCTGCCCCGCGCTGTGGTCTGGAGATTACACGCGGCGTTCAGAGACGCGGACAAAACGATTAGGCCAAGCGGCGAGAAATCGGATTACAGCGCCGAAATCGCCGCCCTCGACGCCGCGCTCGCGGAGCCGGAGCAGAAGCCGGAGCCGGACACCATCACCATGCCACGCGCTGTAGCGGAGTTCCTGCTTGGAGGGCGCAAAGACATTCCCGCCGCGCTCGCGGAGCCGGACGCCACACACCCCGGCTACATCATCGGTTCGCATTGGCTGGAGACTGCCTATAGCCGCATCGCAGCAGGCGAGGCCGAGGCCGATGTACTGGCCGAAGTGTTGGGCGCGAGGGGATGGGCCAAGCGGGAGCCTGCGATGGATGAGCAGGTGGCCGAGGCGTACATAGCACCGGACATCGAAGGACGGTGGGCTGACTTTGAAGCAGCCTTCCGCGCCGCCGAGCGGTTCCACGGGATCAGGAAGGAGGACACATGACACGCGAGGAAATCATGCACATGGCGCGGGAGGCTGGAGTACGGATGGACTATATATTCGACTCCGGCACGACACGCTGGATTTTACAGCCGGGGCTTATGCGCTTCGCCGCCCTCGTCGCAGCAGCCGAGCGGGAGGCACAATCCATCCACACCTGCCCCCCTGACTGCCAGAAGCCCCCGTGCGTGAACAGGCGGCGCGAGATTGCGGCTGCGGTCGAGGCCGAGCGGGAGGCGATTTGCCCGATTGTTTTCGGGCTTTGCGTGTCGGACAACAACGCGCAGGAAATCGTTAACGCAATCCGTGCGAGGGGGAGCGATGGAAAAACCGCCTGACTTTGACGCCTTCTTCCGCCTGCTGCGCGACGCGATCATCGCGGCGATCGGCATCCTGCTGTTCTGCGCGCTTCTTGTTGAGGTGATGACATGAGCGACCCCATTAACCCGGCCCACTACAAGGCCGGCGAGATCGAGTGCATCGACGCCATCGAGGCGCAGCTCTCGCCGGCGGAGTTTCGCGGGTATCTGCGCGGGCAGGTGGCCAAGTACAACTGGCGGCTCGGGCTGAAGGATTCCGTGGAGCAGGACGCCAAGAAGATGCTCTGGTACGCCTCGATGCTGGCCGGCGTGGACCCGAGAAAGCGCTAGACCGCTTCTCCCCGGAACCACGCCTCCCCTCCATCGACCACCACGATCTCGGGCGGCAGGAGCCGACCCTCGCGGAAGGTGAGCACCGCGAAGCCCGACGCCCAGTTGAGCGGGCCCGCCTCGACGTAGGTGAACTGCGGGCCGCCGACGTCGGCCATCGTGCCGGTGTCTACGCCGTATCTACGGCCGCGGTAGTCCGCCCAGGGCGTGACCTTGAGCTGGTGCAGGTGGCCGTGGACGTAGCTCACGCCAGCCTTGAGCGTGGAGTTGATGGCGGCGTGGATGCCGCCCACGACCGGGCGGTGACGGAT